TATTTTGTTACTTTTTTTTGTTCTTCCTTTTAAGCCCATATTTATCTAGGTGAAAACTCAGCTAAATCAAAACCATCTAAACTATCTTCATTAGATTCAAACCTTTGCGGTGGTAAATTATTTTTCCGTTGAGAAATTAATTTACTTTGCTCTGTGTTTTGCTGACTAATTCTATCACTTTTAGCTTTCTCTCTTTGAGTCTCTCTATTTTGTAATGCATTCTCAGAAATATCTCTTAACCTCATATTAAAGTCAAACTCCTTATCCATTAAGGTTGCTTTTAGTTGAGCTTCATTATTCATTTTCTCAATTTCAAAAGCTATCTCTGCCTGCTTAAGCTGCATCTTTGCTTGACTTTCTGCTTGCAATTTTTGCATTGCAGTTTGTTGAGCTAATTGCTGAGCCTTTATTTGTTGTTGAGAAATAAGGGCTTGTTGCTGCATTTGCATTTTCTCTTCCCGTTCTTGCTTTTTAATCCTCTTAACCTTGAGTAGTTGATTAGCAAGTTTAAGATTTCGAAGCTCTCTAATATCAATTGCATCTTCTAGGTTTATATCATTTTTAGAAAGGGCCATTTGTATGTTTTGCTCTAATTGAGCTTTTTCTTCCTCATCAGGAGATACCTCTATAAATATTCCAAAGTCATAAATGTACAAATCATTTATCTCCTTAAGAATACCCACATTGTATTTTCCAATTTGATTAACAAACTCCTCTTTAAAATCAGAATACTCTAATATATCTGAAACTCTATAGGTTAAAGCTTCTGCAAGAGAGCGATAGATATAAAGACTAGCATCAAGTATATGCCTAGTAGCGGTGTTAGAATTTAATGCGGCAAGCTTTTGAACCCCAACTAAAGAATTAGGGTCAGGAGTAGAACCGTCTCTAGCTTCATTTAAGCCTGTTACAGCCCTTATCATCCCTAAATAATGATTATAGTTACCGATAAGCATTTGAGTCTTACTAGCCCCTGAATTAGCTGTTAGCTGAGTAATAGGAACTTTGCCTTGATTATACTCACCCTCTTGGTTATAACTTCTACCAATAACACTACCGGTTTGAAAATATAACCTTAAAGCATCTTCAGGATTGTAAGCATTACCTGTACCTAAGTCCACTTCGTTTAATCCATCTGCATCTATAAATACACCATCCGGTACTACACGAGATATTACTTGTTGTAGTTTTAGATGTGTTAATTGTATAAGGTCAGCAAAAGGAATCATTCTTCTTACAAGAGATTCTATTACACCATTATACATTCTAGGTGCTACTGCTACATAGTTTGGTATTGCGTGCTGAGTGGCTGACTTTGGTCTAACCATATTTTCAGCTAACTTCCATTTTAATAAAATGTTAGTTCCCATCACCATCACACCATCATACCATACGTCAATTGTTTTTTCTATTTTTTCAAAACGACCTTCATCCATCATCTCTTGAGGTGGGTTAAATTGGTCGTCTTTTTCTATAATTTTAGAACCACCACCGTCATATATTTTTTTCTTATAAACTATCTTTTTACTAGTCTTATAATTAAAATACATAATAGTACAAGTATCTCTATAGAATATATCATTCTCGTAATATTGAGCTGTATTATAATAGTTATACCAACTCTGACTATATTTAGATATTTTTTCTAAATCCTCATTAGTAAGGCTAGGGTCAATTTTTCTCAACTCTATAATAGGAACCGTTTTAATTTCACCCCAATAAAAGCAATCTTTAAAATGAGGGTCTTGACTATAACTATATACTATATTAGCAGGGTCAACGTAACTAATCTTTACTCCTGCTCCTTCTTCAAACTCGTGTTTTGCAACACCTATACCTAATACAGTTAAATCGTAATCAAATCTTTTTCGTAAGTCTACATATTTATTAGAAGCAAACAAAGTATTAATTGCTTGTTCTTCAGCTATCTCAATAGCCGGTTTATAGTGTAGATTCATATATAACGATAATTCCTCATCGTCTTCCGGTAAATCATCAGGGTCCATAGTAAATGGATTAACTCCTGTATTTTTTTGAATAACCTCAAGTGTGTCTTTAGCGGCCATCTGCCCCTGAATCATTTCTTGAAACCTTGAACGCTTGTCTTGCGACATTGCGTCTTCAGCGTAGGCATCGACTTTGAATAACCTATCTGACATTCCGTTTACTACAATATCTACAAATTTTGGAAGTATAGGTACCGGAGTCCAATCTAAATTTAAATAAGACAAATCACCATCAACAGCTAATTCATTTTTATATTTAGCTATTGATTGTTCGCCTCGTGCATATAATCGTAACCTATTAAAGTCTCGCCATTGATTGTAATATCGGCACGAATTGCCATCTCTTTTGAACCACTCATATTGAATAGCTTGACCGATTTGTAACCCAAATTCATCAGTTGCTTTTTCAGCATCTGATACAAATTGACTTGGGAAACCGGCTGCTGATATGTTAATTTTTACTTCCTTCATTTATTTCAACAATTCACTTATAGACCCCTTGTTATTGTATCTAGCAAAGGTAATACTTATTTTTGACTGTTTTTGTTCCGGAGTATATTGATGCTTTTGATTAGCCATAATTGCTAAACCGGAGCTAATTGAGGCATCGAATTTAGTTCTATTATTAATATCAAACCTAGCCCAATCCTCTAATGTTCTTGCAAAAGGCATTGTCCCCATCTCATCACTATCTCTATATGTACCACCCATATCTAACCCTATATATTTTTCTATATAAGATTCTATAGCTGAAGCGTGAGACTGTTTTACATCTTCCGAAGAGTTAGGTATTCCCCCTAATTCTTTTTCAGTTCTTGAAAGTTTATTATAAACTTTATCGGGTCTATTTATTGAGTAACCTCTATACCCTCTATTTTTAAAATGATATAACAACCTTGGTTTATTATTTTCACAAAGTATAGGCATACCATAAAAAACACAAGCCATTAATACTTCTTCAAAAAATATTTCAGCAGTTTGAGGTCTAGCAATATATTCTAAAAAAAATTCTGTACTTGGTGCATCATCCATATTAAACTTAGTGAGTCCGTGCAAAGAACCATTAGAGCCTTTACCACCCACAGTACCTGATATATCATAAGAGTCACACCCAAATGAACCTAAGTGCTCATTGCCGGGATATTTTAATCCCCGCTTTAATGCAACTTTATTTTGCAATCCTTTTTTAGGAACCCAACTTACTAAAAATCTACCTCGCTTATCAGGACTCCAAACTACTTCCGAATCTTTCTCTCCATTTTTCCAATGGAATGAACCACGAGTTAAATGATGGTCAAGAATTAAGGAGTCATTATAATCTATTTGTTGGTATATTTTAGTTAGATTGAATAAAGATGATTTACTTTCATCTCTAAATGCGTGTGATTCACTTCTCGGAAATTGTCTATAAAATTCATTTAAAGCATCAGGGTCACTTTTAAGCGATAAAACTTCAGCTTCCCAATAATCTATCGCACCCTTAGTTATCATTTCTTTATCTACACCCAAGACAGCTTCTTTAGGTTTTTTAAATACAGGTTGTCCATATATATCTATAAACCCCTCCATATTCCATTCCATAGGAATAAATAAAGAATATAGTCCACTTTTAGTTTGACCGTTAGCATTTCTATTTAAAACATTAGAGTCTTCGTATAACTTTTTAAAATTATTACCACCTTTTGCTAACGCATTAGATGTAGACCCCATCATACATTTTCCTATAATTTTACTACCTAACCTTAAACAAGTTTTAGTTACCCTCCAATTGTTCAAAATATTGTTAGGTTTTATCCACTTACCGCTTTCATCGTGAACTAATAATAATAATTTTTCACCATCATAAGAGTTGTCATCGGTATTTTTCCAATCAATAGTTGTATCTAATCCTTCAAGCTCATCTTCTTCTACATCATACATATTCTTCTTTGTAATCTTAGACGCAGGAACTCTAAAAGCTAATTCTGTTTTAGGTTTATCCATACCGTCCATAATCGGTTTAAAGAAAAAAGGTAACCTGCTATTTATAGGAACCACCTTATCTGTAAACATTTTCTTAGCATCACTACCTGTTTTAGATAATATACCTACTCTAGAATCACGTGCTAAACTACCTGTATTAACAGCTTCTGATGAACCCATAAAAGAAAACCCTGAACGTCTAATTTTTAAGTACGTCATTCCAAATGACCTTTTGTCAGCTTTACACGCTTCCCAAAAAATAAAAAATATTCTATTAGCTTCTCTATAGTCCGGGTATCCTACATCAATATTAGTCCATTGAAGATACATATAATGTGAACCGGTAATATAAGTCGGGTCTCCTTCATTCATAAACCAATAACCATCATCTCTTCTATCAAACTCTTTTTCAATATAATCTACCCACTTGTTTTTAAAAACAGCAGGCATATCATTCCATTGAAATATTGAATTGATTTTACTTAATTCTTTTGGAAACTCTTCTCTCTCCCAATACTGAAGTGATTTAGTGGTGTGACGTGCATCGCATAATTCAGGCTTTAAAGGAAGGCCTATTTTTAAACCCGATATTTCAACTACATCTCCAACTTGACCTGTCTTAGATATATTTACAAAATCATACTTTTCGTTATATCCATAAAGCCAAGTATGCCCACTATTTTTTTTAGAGAGAACCTTCTTTGGAATATAATCCTTTACTACTCGGTATAAATTATTTTGACCTTCGTTCTGCAAATCCTTGTTTTGTATCAGTTTTGGTTGGGCCTTTAGCTTCAATAATTAAATTTTCTTTTTCTAAATCTATTCGTTTAAGTATTTCAAACGCATCAAATATAGAAAGTTTTTTAGATGCTGCAGCATTCTTTAGTTTGTCTGCCGCTAAATCATCTTCGGGGTCCGGCTTTATAATGTCCTCTTTAGCAACTTTAATTAATTGCTTCACCGCTTTATATCCGGCTTTAATTATTTCTTCTCTAAGCTCTATTGAATCCATTTTTTTCTTTTAAAAATATTACTTGAACTAATCTTGCCTCATCGCCTACCCCAAAGTTTTCTTTTATATTTCTAGAATGTAGTTCTGTAGAGTCAAACCAACACATCCTATTAAATTTATAGTCAATTACTTTTGTATCATTAGGGATGTATACAGTTGTCCCTGCACCTTCAGGATGATTTTCATTTAAGTAAAGAAGAATAGTAACATCACCCATCATCTCATCGCTGTGTAAATAATTAGGCTCATCTTGCAAATAAGGAGATTGACGAATAAAATTAAAAGCTACTTCATAACCTATAAATATATCCAATACTTTTTTTTCAAACTCATCATTACTTCTAGGTTGTATACCTTTAAATATATTAACACCATCAGATACATCTACAAAGGAGTTACTTAAAACTTCTTTCACATAACCTTCAGGGTCAATAAGTACATCATCTATTATTCCAAACATTATAATTTTATAGTTATTTGGTGGTCATATATTCTAAACATAATTTCCCCATCTACCTTAAACTCATATTCACTGTCAGGAGTGTAACATACTCTATCCCCTTTTTTTATATTATTTGATTTTAAATAAGTATTAGGATAAACTACCTCACCCATTAAAGGTTCGTTTTTAAAAGACTTTTCTATAAAGCTATCGAGTTTATCTATAGGTTTTACAAAACAATACCTATCGTGGCTATGCCATTTATTATTTTGTTTATATAAATAAAATTGGTCATTATCTACTAGAAACAAATCATCTTTTAAAAAGCTCTTACCACTTTTTCTTCTACCCTTTATATCGTTATAAAATTTAAAAACATTATGGTGAACAAGAAGTGTGTCCCCTATTTTTATAGGGCCATTGTAGTTTATTGGAGTTTCGACAACTATTGCTTCACGATTGGAAGCGTGATAATTTTCTTCTGAGGTACTTGTAATAAAATCCATCCCACCTATATTAGTGGTATTAGAATATCGTTTCCCTTTTACAGGAGTAACAATAAAATTAAATGGAGACTTCATTTTAGAAGTTTATATTGAACTCGATTGAAATTGGCATATTAGAGTTAAACTCTTTCCACAAAAGTACCTCATCTTCTCTTTGTATCCAAACCTTTATTGCTAAAGTTTTCGGGTCTCTTTGAATAAGATGAATCTTGTGAGAGGCATTAAGAATTTCCTGACCGACAATATAATGCATAGCCCCGGACTTGAAGTCGGGGCCAATTGATATTTTTCTAATATCCACTTTTAATTAAATTTATGCATCGTAATAGAAGCGGCGGGAACATCAGGAAATGGACTACCCGAACTTACTCTTATGTAAGATAGTCCCCCTGAGTTAGCTTGGTCATTATCTCTTACTACATAAAATTCTAAAGTATCTTGGGCATCTAGATATATTACTCTAGTATGCTCCATTGTCAAAACTTTGTTAATACCTGCGTCTTGATTGTTTTGACTACCACTAGCGTTACCGTATATAGCTCCATTTTTATATAAAGCTACTAAAGTAAGAACATCGCCTGTACCGGTACCGCATTCTAAACCAAAGTTTGTACTTACAACGTACCATCCGGCTTTTTGAGCAGTTACAGTACCTGTAATATCTAAACTAATATTTGGATTTGCTTGAGCTACACCAAAATCAATTTTCTTTAAGGTATCTGTAGTTGCAGGTCTGAAAGTTGCAGCAGTTGAACTAGCCACTAATGATTCATTTAATGTAGCTAACTGTAATAAATCTACAATAGAACCTACTGTAAAGTTTTTAGTAACATTTGATGGTGAGCCGGCAACCTCTGTTCCGATTATTTTATCATCTAATGCGGGAGTAACCGTTGAATATAAACTTATTTTTGTCATAATCTATTTTTTTTCCGGAGGCTTTATTTCTCCTGTCTCGATATTAATTACAGAATCTTTTCCGTACTTTTCTATTAATACTCCTTCTTGAGCATTTGACTGTGCTCTTAAAGTATTCATTTTCTGAATCAATGCTTGCTGTTGTAAAACTGTTTCACCTAACTGCATTTTGCATTTATTGAAATCTTTTACAGAAACTTGTAATTCTTTTAATTCCTCTTCTGTTAAATTTGCCATTTTATTTGATTTTAGTTTTGACAAAGATAAGAAATTATTTTTTCTTAATCTTTTCTATAGAGCGACCTGCAAAATAAGCTCCGTAAACAGTAATAAGTAGAGTTTGATAGATTGGTATATAAGCAGAGGCAATTTTAAAACCTCCTGCATTACCATCAAATATAGATATAACAACAAATATCGCTGTTAAGAATATACAGATTAAAGGTCTAATGTTTTTAGAAAGCCAATTATCAGACTTCATATCGGCTTCCCATCGCCTTGTGACTTGTTCTTGAGCCTGAGATTCAGCTTTCATAAGAATCTCTTCCATAGCCTGTTTAGCGGCTAACTTTTCTTCTTTAGATGTAGTAAGATTATCAAGCACGTCACCGACCTGCTTAACAACTCCGCCACTTAAAAAGTTTAATCACTTACTCATATTGCTGTATGTGTATCAGCATACTTATAAGAAGTATCACCGT